CCAAAAGCCGACAGATCGGTCGTGATACCTATCTGCCGGCTCTTCGCCAGAACCACCCTCTTACTCTCGGTAAGCACCCGGTTCAACGTCTTTATATGGTCCCATTCCAATAACGGAACCATCCCCTCCCCACTCTCCGAGATCTTCACATAAGCCACGAACCTCTCGAAAGACCGCTTCGCCCTCTCATGCCCAGCTAACATCGCTACCTGGACCTTCTCTTCCTCACTCAACCCCAAAGCTTCAATATCGATCATCTACCCTCTCTCACTTCCGCCTATTCCTTATCTGACGAATAGACCCCACCGGCGCAGGCTCGATCAGAACAGGGTCATCCTCATCTCTCATGTCCCAGGTCTTCCTCTCTGGATCGATGAATACCGACCCTTTGAAGTGATGGATCAGATACGACCCGCAACGACACTTCCCCCGGCCATTGTAAGTCGTCAACCTCTCACAATCAGGGCATTTCAAAGCTACATAAGACATAGAACCGCCCCTTTTAAAAATAGTCATATGCGTATTTTCAGAACAGCCTTTGAAGAATCGGAAACCAAAGATGCCGAAGCCAGAGAGCAGCCACAGAAGCGGTCACCGAGCCTACAGAAGCCGGTTCTAAGAGGGTTGCAGGAGCGGCTGAGTGACCCATAACCGTACCAGTACCCCGCCCCCGTGCGGTTTCAGGGTACCCCCTGGCGCCTGCGGGTTAAGGTTCCGGGGCGCGCTGGTACATTGTTTCTAGGCTCATTCAGGCTCGGGTTCCAGTAGCTTGTAACTAGCCTCGATCGAGCCTGTATCTTCAATGGTTACAGGCTCCGATGGTCCCATTGATTCCAATGCCTGCAACACAGAATCAGGTAGCTTGCCTAGAGTCTCAACTATCCCAATGTTTACCTGATTCATGGGTTTATCTTCCAGAATCTGCGTTACCCGTCCAATCAATTGGAGACTGGTATTAGCAGGATTCATCTGGTTTAAGTCTCGAGACTGAATCAGGTTAGCTTCCGCCTCTTTTATGAACCGTTCCTTAGTCCACGCTACATTAGCCACAATCTCACTAGTTACAGCCTCTGATAACTCTTTTATCCTAGTTGCAACCTTGTCGTTACTCATTAGCTTTGAGGATTGTTCATGGATTGAGGATTGAAGCTTCGGGTTGGTATCGTAAGCTTGTCTATAAGCTTCGGAAGGATTCAAACCATCCAAAGCTACAAGCTTCGAGAATAGTTCTTGTTTCGAAGTTAGGCCCATAGTTACAACGTCCCCTAGGACTCTTTACTGGTTTCACGCTTAACAGACTATCGGTTAGATAGCCTGCCGATAAGCTGCCGACACTGGCCGAAACCAGTCCGCCTACCCGTCAACGTCGGCCCTAATACTTATCACGCGATTGGCTGTATTGTCCCAGCTAGCCAATCAACCCGTATCACTTCCACGGGTTCACAGCGTAAGCGGATGAATCACCCGCTACATTGGCAATTATACCACGCTCAGATTCTGTTCTACTTTTACCAATTTCCGGGGCAATTCCTAGGCGTGGACCGTGACCAGGTTTTTCTGTTCTGATTTTATCAATCTCAAAATTGGGTGTTGACATTCTTTATTGGCTACTATAAGATAGCTTCATCAAACGAAACGCAAGGGAGCCAACAATGTATACCGACGTTCTAGCAGACTTTACCGAAGAGAATCTGAGAGAGATTGAAGCTGTCGAGGAATTCGAAAATGTCTAACGGGTTCAAGTTTCACGATGGACCCAGCAACCTTGACGGTCAACAAATATACGGGATATTGACCGGAACCAATACCGCGTCCGCCAATCCCAAGACCGGAGACATGCATCAGGCATGGTTTCTACTCCAAGAGATGAAACCACGCGCAGCGGTTGACCAAGGCTTAGACACTGCGACATGTGGCCAATGTCCGCTGCGCGGTAACGTTTGCTACGTTAACCTTGATCAAGGGCCGCGCAGCGTGTGGCAATACGAAACCGATAAAGGTTATGGCGAAGCCGTAGACTATGGCAAGCGTGACGTTCCCATACGATTGGGCGCATATGGCGAGCCGACAAGCGTGCCCTTCGAGACTGTCGAAAAACTGTTAAAGGGTAGGCGCGGCCATACCGGATATACGCATACTTGGAAGACGTGTGATCCACGCTTTAAAACCATCCTCATGGCCTCATGTGATACCGACGCGGAAGCCCTCGAAGCACAGGCTATGGGATGGCGGACATTCCGCGTGGATCACAGCGAAAATCCCACGGTGAACGCTAATGAGGTTAGGTGTCCAGCAAGTAAAGAGGGCGGACACAAGACAACGTGTGCCAATTGCCTACTGTGCGCGGGCGCAGACAAGGTCGCGAAATCAGTCGTAATAATCGAGCATTAAAGGATGGAAACCATGAATACCGATATCTTCAATTGCGAAATGTACCTTTGCGAAAATCGCATAACCCACAATGTGACCCTTGAGGAATCCTGCGACGGCGGCGTGTTTAACGGCCCATACGCAGCGGCTCTCAAACGCGATTTGCTGGTCTGTTACGACTGCGACGACCAACTGACCATGACCCCGCCGCCAGACCGCCGCCAGTGGATACGCAACAGTGCTAAATCCTTGGAAACCGTAGACGAACGCATCGCAAGGATAGAACGCGAACAATGTTTCTTCCCGTTCGCGAATTGCGACACCAAAGCCGAAGCCAAAGCTAAGGATCCGATAGGCTCGGACCCGATGCAGTACTGCAAGAAACACGATGCCGCCATGCGTCAACGCTACGCGAAAGAGGCGAACTAATGAATAAACCCAAAGCCGTTATCAGCCTCTTTGACCTTACAGGTGAGATGGTCAAGCCGTGGGCCAAAACCCACACAACATTTCAATTTGACATGCAACACCCAGACGGGTTGACAGTATGGCCCCCGTCCACCCTGCATAGGCTTAGCTGTAGGGTTGGCGGCGACGCGTCAACATGGGGCGAACGTATAGCGAAAATCTGCGAAGATTTCACAGTGGAAATGGTATTCGGATTCCCACCATGCACCGACTTGGCTATATCAGGGGCGCGACACTTCGCCACCAAGGCCGCCGCTAACCCTAACTATAGGGCCGAAGCTATGGCCCTTGTGTATATGGCCCGTGATATCGGCGAAGCCTACAACGTGCCATATGCCATAGAGAATCCCGTCAGCGTTATCAGCAGCGAATGGCGCAAGCCTAACCACATATTCCAGCCTTGCGACTTCGGCGGGTATCTGCCCGAAGACGACACCAGCCCATACCCCGACATAATCCCAGCCCGTGACGCTTATACCAAGAAAACCTGTCTCTGGACCGGTAACGGGTTCGTGATGCCAGAGGCGCGGCCCGTGGACCCCGTCAAGTATCAGGACCGTAACGGCCTGAATTATTCCGCGCTTCATTGGAAGCTGGGCGGTAAATCCCTGAGGACAAAGAACATCCGCAGCGCAACACCACGGGGCTTCGCACAGGCGGTCTTCGCCGCCAACTCGTAGCCCTTGACGGTCCACAGTGATTGACTGTGCTGACAATGGCCTAGCAGTGGCCGAAACCGTCAGAACTTATCTATAGGAAGTGGCAACATGGGCGCATCTGAATACAAGCGAGTCGGCAAGGGCAAGACCGCCAAGGCGGCATTCGACAGGCTAGTGGAAAAGGCCCAGTGGGAACACGGCCACGGCGGCTATAGCGGGACCATAGCGGAGAAGGGGAGTTGCGTGGAGTTCCCACGGCCCAAGGGTATGCGTCGGGCAACCGTGATTCAGGCCATCAATGACTTGGGCCGCATCGGCTTTGACGACGACGGCAACCCGAAGACCGACAAGGTACAGGCCAAATACCCCAAGCTTCGGATAGCCGCCATGTCCGAAGTCTACGAAGACAAGTGGGGGCCATCGCTAGCCATCGAACTGGCGAAGGGTGAGTACATCTTCGCTGGCTTCGCCTCGTCCTAGCAAAACCAGGAATCCCCGGATTTTCGATCGAAGATGATTTAGGAGTAACGACTATGCCCGACCTAGCCAAGACATACACAATCACCCAAGCCCAATTGATTCTGATATCCGACGCGTTACGTGACGCCGAAGGTTTGATGGAGACTCTGACCGAAGGGCCAGACGATAACGAGTTCGTTGAATACAGCCGACTTGAGGCCATGACTAAGGTAAGTGCAGAGGTTGATTCCATCCTGTATATGGCCTGCGAACTCTGCGGAGATAGGCGGTTAGAAGAGGACTTGAACGAAGACTTGCTCTGCCCAGTATGTGAAGAGCGGGAAGAGAAGAACGAGAGCGGGATCTAAGGAATGCTGGGCGGGGCCGGTGCGTTTACATGCATGGGACACCCGCCAGCCACACGATTATATAACGAAGATTCAGGAGGCGCGACTATGAACGCAGAACTACGCAAGGTCAAGGTGTACGATGGCATGTCTCGAGAAACTACGGCATTCAATGCCGAACTATGGATAGACGGCAAGCTGGCCGCCCATGTAGAGAACGACGGCGGCGGCGGTAGCCATATGGTCCGCTACGTTGACCGTAACCATGGGGAGTCGGCATTCCAGAAGGCGTTTGACGCTTGGACCGAGGCCATGCCGCCTGTCCCTGTCGAAGACGAGTGGGCCATAGAGCGTGGCTTCGGGCCGATGGCGATGGACGCGGAACTGTGGATAGGCGAAGAGGTGGAACGCATCGCCCTAGAACAGCAACTGCGCCGCGCTTGTGGCCGCAACACACTGATTCGCCTCGAAGGTGACGGCGCCAACGAGTGGCGAACCTTCAAGCCAGCGCGGAAGTACACCCCTGAATTTGCGGCCCAGCTTCGGGCCACGCACAGCACCAAGCTACTCGAAATCATCAACGAACGCTTCATAAAGGGGGCCAAGTAATGGCTAACACATGGGTTGTTGTCGATAGGATTCCCGATTGTGACATGTGCAAGTTGGGGCCGTATCCCAAGACTGCCCCAGCATATGCCGATGGCAAGACTGAGATGGGACCGTGGGCCAACATGTGCCAGCCCTGTTTCGACCACTACGGCATCGGGCTGGGACTGGGACTAGGCCAAGAACTACTGCTGCCCGAGACTGCGGCCAGCAGGGAGGATGTCTAAGACATGCAGTTACCAGAACACGTTACCCTCTGTGATCGGTGCGGCTGCGCTCCGGTCCATGACATGACGATACCCAAATGGGTCTTCATGGAAGTGGGCGATTGCTGGTGCGAACCTACCGAAGATGCCAGCACTGACGCCCAGGAAGAGGGGAGTTGACATCCCTGCTACTAGTCCCTATACTGTCTAATATCCTACTTGGAAGGAGGTGGAAATGCCAGCACCTAACGTGTGTCGTTGCTGTGGCAAACCCGTCTATTCAAGCGACGGTGCGCCGATTCATACCCGGTGCATCGTCCGCCACTGGCAACGGCACGCACGGGGCAAGAACACCCGGCGGTGCCGGGAATTTGGAAACAAGGAAGTGAAGGCATGAACAAGGTACGCCATTACTGCGTCAACTGCCGGGAGAACGGCGAAGAAGATGACAACGTGATCTTTGATATGTCCGGTTACTGGGACATAGAGTCCCAGTCCTGGGTTCCTAGTGACCTACCAACTATCGAAGAGTATTGCGGGACATGCGGCTCAGAATCTACCGACACAGAGGAAGTGCCAGACCACACTCCAGACCCGAGGGTGCGGACATGTCCGCGATGCAAAGACACCGATTTTGACTCAGCCACTGACCTGATAGAACACGTTAGAGAATGCTACCGCGCATCATGGCAAGTCCAGTACCACACCCCAGACCCGATGGAATCCCCATCGGAGGGAGTCGCGATGGACTACCGGCACGAGATACACGATTACCTGGTCGAGAAGGGAGAACGCGAAGAATGAACGAACCGACTTGGAAACTGATCATGGCATCAGCCGAACCCGTACCTATGCCAGCGGTCAACAGCAACGGTACAGATACCACCCGGCAACTCCGGGCTGCACTTTGGATCAACGGCCTAGTGAAGCTATCCCTAGACGAAATTAAAGCCTTGAGGGACTAATGTGGAAGTACCTACCAGCCTCAGTTTGTTCAGTGGATACGGCGGCTTCGATCTTGCCCTCAGACTCGCCGGCATCGAATCCCGAACCGTCTGCTATGTCGAATGGGACAAGTACTGTCAGCAAGTCATCCAAGCCCGGATCGGAGATGGTGTCCTCGACGATGCCCCAATCTGGGACGATGTCCGAGAGTTCGACGGCACACCCTGGCGTGGACGCGTGGATATCATCACTGCCAGCCCACCGTGCCAACCATATTCAGTGGCCGGTAAAAGACAAGGGTCCAAGGACGATGCAGGACGCAATCTTTTTCCAGATACCCTCCGCATCATTGGCGAAGTACAGCCGCGAAGAGTGTATCTGGAAAACGTGCCCGGAATCCAAGCAAAACCCCACGACGAGCGTCCTGTGTACGCCTCAGAAGTTGTCGGCCATCTGGCCTCGCTCGGGTACGACTGTCGATGGAATATTACGAGCGCGGCAGACGCAGGGGCCAACCATTCACGCAAACGCTGGTGGCTTGTTGCCGACGCCCGTAGCTGACGGGGATCGAAGAACTAACTACAAACAGGGCGGCACTAGCCTAGGCTATGCGGCAAGAATGTTCCCAACTCCACGGGCTATCTACGGTGAGCATCCAGGGATGAAAGACCC